TTTCAATAAAAAGAAACTATGAAGAAGACGATGTTACTAAAATGAGAAGGCAACATTTTGTTCATTATCAATATTTGCCAGGTCTTGGTTTTTATGGTTTTGGATTAATTCATATGATTGGTGGTCTTAGTAGATCAGCAACTTCTTTACTGCGTCAGTTAATTGATGCAGGCACATTATCAAATTTACCAGGTGGTCTTAAAACTAGAGGTCTAAGAATTAAAGGTGACGATACACCAATTATGCCAGGTGAATTTAGAGATGTAGATGTGCCAGGTGGTTCTATAGGAGAGAATATACAATTTCTCCCTTACAAAGAACCAAGTCAAACACTCTATTCATTACTAACAACTATAGTTGAAGAAGGTAGAAGGTTTGCAAGTTTAGGTGATTTAAAGATAAATGACATGAGCAACGAAGCACCTGTAGGTACTACACTTGCTTTAATGGAAAGACAGATGAAAGTCATGAGTGCTATTCAAGCTAGACTTCATGCATCTATGCACAAAGAATTTACTATATTAACTGGTATTATTTCTAAGTTTACTTCTCCTAGTTATCCTTATGCAGAAAAACCTGATGAATTTGTAAAAGCAAAAGATTTTGATGGTCGTGTTGATGTTATTCCTGTGAGTAATCCAAATGCCGCAACTATGTCTCAAAGAATTATGCAGTATCAAGCCGCACTTCAGTTAGCACAACAATCACCTGAGATGTATGATATGCCTGAACTACATAGACAGATGCTAGAAGTTTTAGGAATTGAAAATGTAGATAAAGTTATTCCAAATAAACAAGACATTAAACCTTCTGATCCTGTATTAGAAAATATGAATTTAGTTAACATTGTTCCTGTTAAAGCATTTGAATATCAAGATCATGAAGCACACATTGCAGTTCATATGGCAGGCATGGAAGATCCTGAAATACAACAATTAGTACAAGAAAGTCCTTCAGCACAAAGTATTATGGCGGCAACTGAATCACACATTAGAGAGCATTTAGCTTTTCAATATAGAAAAGATATTGAAAGAGAAATGGGAACACCATTACCTCCTCTTGGAGAACAACTACCACCTGAAATTGAAAAACGATTGGCAGAACTTGTTGCTTCAGCAGCAGAAAAATTATCTACACGCAAACAACAAGAAGCTCAACAACAAAAAGCTCAAGAACAAATGGAAGATCCTATTATACAACAAAGAAATAGAGAGCTTGATATACAGGAAGGTGAGTCAAAACGTAAATCTATGGCAGATCAAGCAAAAGCTGAACTTAACAGACAGAAACTTAAAGCTGATGTCATGAAAGAAATGGCTAAAATTCAATCTAAAGAAAAATTAACAGGTACAGAATTAGGTGTTCGTATTGGAGAAGCACTTATTGAAGCTGAAATGAAAGAAGTAGATGTTGACGAAAAAGGATTTGCCGAAGGTATTAAATTAGCTATTGAAATTCAAAAACAAATGGAAATTTTAGAAACAGAAACTAAATTATAATGGCAGAAAAAGATCCAAGGTTAAAAAGAGCAGGAGTTTCAGGTTTTAATAAACCAAAAAGAACTCCTAATCACCCTAAGAAATCTCATGTCGTTGTTGCTAAGTGTGAAGATGGATCTATTAAGACTATTAGATTTGGTCAACAAGGAGTTTCAGGTGCAGGAAAAAATCCAAAAAGTAAATCAGAAAAAGCAAGACGTAAATCTTTTAAGGCTAGACATGCAAAAAACATTGCCAAAGGTAAGTGTTCTGCGGCATATTGGTCAAATCGTACCAAATGGTAGTAAAAGTAAAATGGTAAAAAGGAGATAATACTATGAAGAAAGCAAAAGGAAAAACTCGAATGATGGGTGGTAAGACAGTCAAAGGAAAAACTCGAATGATGGGTGGTAAGACAGTCAAAGGAAAAACTCGCATGATGAGTGGTAAAAAAGTTAAAGGTAAAAAAAGAGGCGGAAAAAGATAAATAAAATTAGGGAGGTTTTATGTCTTATTTAATATCCAATATTCCATACTTTAAGGTATGGGTAAGAAAAGAATTTACGGCTGGTCACGAAAGATATCATGGAGAATTTATTCATGGTTTAGCTGTAGCCGTAAATTGCATTCCTGATAGATCATTATCATTTCAAGTTATATTTACAGGTTGTGAAGAAGAAGACGATAATGTTCATGGTGGTGCTATGTGGGCTCGCATGCCTATACAAGGAATGATGGCAGATATCCCTGTAGAAGACTGGCCAGAAAGAATGGAAAATCATCTATGTCAACCATGGGATTGTATGTCTCATCATCACTCAGTTATATCAATAGACAGAGCATCATCATCACCATGGTATGCAAAAATAGATGGTGAATTCTATATGGCTAAGTATATCTTTACTGTTGATTACACCGAGCATGATATTGCAGACAGTCCTGATCAACATAAACAAAGTCATTTATTGTATTTAAACGAAGGTCCGTGGAAAGGAAATTTAGTTGCTTTACCAAACAATAGAGTAAGAGTTACTAATCCTGCATTGTGGGTTACAGGAGAAGGAGCTCCTGATTTTATGCCTAGTCAAGAAATACACAGTAGTGAAGAGCATGAAAGTTATACTGACTCTAATGTAACATTTAATAACTTATACAAAGAAGATTGAGTTTTTAAAAAAATTATGATTAAATATTAAAAAAGAAAAGAGAAAATAATGGTAAAGAAAAATAGTTTAGTAAACAATATAAATAAAAGAAGAAAAAATAAAACAAGTCGTAGTAAAAAAAATAGTACGATTAGTGCAAAAGCATATTCTAATATGAAATCAGGTTGGAAAAAATAATCCTTGTAATATTAAATTAATCGGTTTAATACTTATATAATATAATAATAGGTTAATTATGAAATATATATTAATAACATTAATAAGTTTGTTTGTAGTAACAGGATGTGCAAGTTCAAATGTATCTGTTACAGCAAATATACCTGAGTCTCAAGAAATTGATATTCGAGTAACTACTAAAACTAAAGACTCAGACTAGCTATACCTGAGGGAGAAGAATGGCAGAAACACAGTTTGGTCTTTTGAAAAAAAAGATCCAAGAAGAAAGAATACAGATTGAAGAAAGTCTTTTGGAGGGAACTGCAAAGGATCATTCTGATTATCGTCATCTAATAGGTATTATTAAAGGTCTATCTATTGCGGAGAGAGAAATAATTGATATAGAAAGAAGGTTTATGGAGGATTAAATGAAAATAACAGACAATAGAGCATTAAAAGAAGAAGACAATTTAGATATATCTGAAGTAAATGAGGCATTTATAAGTGAAGAAATGCACGAAAATATAAAGAATAAGGCGGAAATTGCCGCAGATAACCTAATTAAAAAATCAGAAGAAGCTACAGCTTCTCAATTACCTGAACCGAAAGGTTACAGAATTCTTATTGCATTACCTGATGTTTCAATGAGAACAAAAGGTGGCATATATAAACCTGATGACATATTGCACAATGAAGAAATTGCTACTGTTGTTGGTTTTGTTATGAAAATGGGTGCAGAATGCTACGATGACAAAAAGAAATTTTCGTCAGGAGCGTGGTGTCAAGAGGGAGATTGGGTTGTTTTCCGTGCTTTTACAGGCACAAGATTAAAAATACATGGAAAAGAATTCAGAATTATTAACGATGACAATGTGGAAGCAGTTGTTCAAGATCCTAGAGGAATAGAAAGAGTATGACAGATACACAAACAAACGAAGCAGAAAATTTCGATAATATACCTGAGGCAGATACTTCTTCGGAAGATAGGTTTTTTGGTCTTAAATCTTCAGTAGGTATTGATAAAGAATCTAATATCGAAGTAGAGGTAGTTGACGACAGACCTGAGGAAGACAGAAAGTCGCCAAAAAGAAACACAGAAGATAGTGAAGTAAATGATTTATCTGAAAGTGCAAACAAAAGAATAAAGAAACTAAAGTATGACTACCATGAAGAAAGAAGAGAAAAAGAAAAAGCAGAACGTCTTAGAGATGAGGCAGTTAATTATGCTAAAAATACTGTCAATGAAAATCAAAGACTTAATAGACTTCTTGGTTCAGGACAACAAGAACTTGTTAAGCAAGCAAAACAAAAAGCAGAATTTGCGAAACAAGCCGCTACGCAAAATTATAAAAAAGCCTATGAAGATGGTGATGCTGATGGTATTGCAAAAGCTCAACAAATTCTTACAGAAGCAACATTTGCTAGTCAACAAGCAGAACAAATACCTCAACAACTAGCTAATCAGCTTATACAACAAGAGCGAAATGAAAGAGCACAACAACCTGTTCAGCAACAACCTCCTCAACAACCTTTAGATATTCCACAACCTGATAAAAAAGCAGTTGCTTGGCAACAAGATAATAATTGGTTTGGATCAGATGAAGAGATGACGAATTTTGCATACGGAGTTCATTCAAAACTTATTAAAGAAAATGTTGATCCTACATCAAAAGAGTATTATGATCGTGTAGATAAAAGAATGAGGGAAGTATTTCCTCAAGAATTTGATACCGAGGATTCTTATCAGGAAGTAGCAGATCCTGTAGAGACTCGCAAGTCGCCCAACAGACCACCTAACGTGGTTGCTCCTGCGACTAGAAATAATGGAGCAAGACCTCACAAGGTCAAATTAACTGCTACTCAAGTCACCCTCGCTAGGAAACTTGGTATTACACCTGAACAATATGCGGCAGAACTTATAAAGGAAAAAAGATAATGACAAAAAAAGACATTAACGAAACCCAAGACCAAGCTCAAATAGAAGCAGAAGTGCTAGAAGCCGCAGAAGTGAAAGATGATAGCCGCAACCCACGAGAAAATCGTGGCAATGAACAAAGAGCAGACACGCAGCGAACTCAAGCGTGGCAACCACCCTCAGTTCTTCCTGATCCTAACCCTCAAGATGGTTGGGTATTCAGATGGATTAGAACTGCTACAGTAGGACAATCAGATAACCCTAATGTCTCATATAGATTTAGGGAAGGATGGGAAGCCTGTAAAGCAGAAGATCATCCTGAATTAAAGATCATGTGTGATCAAGATTCAAGATGGGCATCTGATGGATGTATTGAAATAGGTGGTCTATTATTATGTAAAGCACCTGCTGAACTCGTGAAATCGAGACAGGAATACTATGACAAGTTAGCCGTTCAGCAAGTTGAGTCTATAGATAATAACTATCTTAGAGAAAGTGATCCTAGAATGCCAATGCTAGAACCGCAAAGGCAAACAAGGACTACATTCGGTAAACATTAATTTTAATTACGGAGTAATAAAATGGCTTTAAAAGCAACCCCAATGGGTGCAGAGCCAGTAGGTACTACTTCAGCAAGTGGCTCATTTAGTGGAAAAACAAGATATATTCCAATTAAATCAGCAGAAGGCACAAGCATCTTTTATGGTGATTTTGTCAAACTTGTTTTAGCAGGAGGCGTAGTAACAGTAGCTAAAGATACTGGAACTACAGCACTCACACCTGTTGGTGTCTTTTTAGGATGTACATATACTGATCCTAATACAAAACAAACTACTTTTGCCCAATCTTACAATACATCGATTGCAGCATCTGATATTAACGCTATCGTACTAGACGATCCAAATGTTGAATTCAGAATGCAAGCAAATGGTGCTGTAGCAAAAGGCAAAATCGGCAGTAATATAGCAGTTGTGCAAACAGCTGGTTCAACAGATATCGGAAGAAGCAAAAATGCTTTAAACGCATCTACCGCTGCTGTAACAAACACTTTACCAATTCGTATACTTGGATTCGTTGAAAGCGGAGAAAGCACACCAGGAGATGCATTTACTGATCTCATTGTGAAATTCAACGCAGGAATGCATGCATACGACAAGCCTTTAGGCGTATAGGAGAATAAGATATGGCGATTTCAAGAGCCCAAATGCTCAAAGAGCTACTTCCAGGTCTAAACGCTTTGTTTGGTTTGGAAT